CAACCATGTCACTATATGATAATGTATAATTTGCCATATCTATTTATTTATGGAGTACAATCCACAGGACTAGATATTGCTCCTGTTGTATTATTGTATGTTCCTACCCATTTTTCATTAGTATCAGATGCTAATGCAAATAACACTCTATCTCCATTTCCAATAGTACCATTAATATATGGATTAGCTAAAGGAGGGTAATTATTATAAAACAATGTTACACCTGCTAATGTTGGTGAAGCAGCAAATACTGTCAAATTACCTAAACTTACATAAGTACCTGTTTGTCCACAAGCATCAGCAGCATCAACTGCATATCCAAATAATCTATATTCATATCCTGTTATTGGTGGAGGAATAGCACATACTCCTGAATCAATTACAACTCCATTACTATCTACTTCAAACCAATCATCCCCACCTACTATTGACCCTGTGGCAAGGTAAAATCCTGCAGCTAATGGTGTAGAACCATAAGCATCTGAATATACAAAGTCATATATACCTACTGTACCTGATGTCCCTGCTAATGATGCATTGTAATAAATAACTGTCTCATATAAAGTACAAGCAGCAACTGCAGATGCAGCCATTACGCTTGAGTTAAACCCTACAAGTAATACAGGGCATTCAACTATTATGTTCCAATCGGTACTTAAACAAGGACCAACTATTTCAATATTTACAATAGAAGGAGATGCGGTTAATTTAGGGATAACCATCATCGTATTGCCCGGTGCTACTGAACTTAAAGACACATCTCCTGCATTTACTGTTATAGCTTGCGTGTTACCTGTTAAGATAAATACTGCTCCATCATATAAATATTCAGGCAATGCAGGATATGTTGTGCCTGATATTCCGCAGTCAGAAGCTATTTCACCTATATAAGTAAAGTTTCCTGAAACAGTGCTTTCATGTATACCGTCTATTGGCGATGTTAGTTTATTATATACAACAGAGTTAAATGTTGCTCTAATGCCATCAGGTACATCATAAGGGTCAAACCTAATAATTATTGCACCAAGGTTTGCTCCTGCCTCTGAATCAAGTAAATAAATACCCTCTGTACCTGATTGTGTAATCTCCTCTCCACAAGGAATGGTACAAGAAGGACAAGTCTGTTGAGGTAATAATACCCCACTAACTTGCTCTCTTGAGATAAGACCGTCAGAATAAAATCCATCTAAAGCAAAAGTCGTCAATGCCGCATCATCAAATACAGCAGTCGCTGTTCCAAGTGAAGGTGAGTTTAAATAATATGGTCCACTTACTGCCATGGGTATTTTAAATTAAATTACTACAATTACAACAAACATCTTCTATATCTACATTTGAATAACATAGGGTAACCGGTGTTGATTGTCTAAAATCCCATATTAAATACAAATAATCATTAAGTGAAGGTACAGTAAAATCAGCATAGTTATATGTTCCACTTCCTACATTTGGTGTTGCTGTTGTTGCTAAACCTAATAGAATATTTATATCAACAGTATTATTTCCGTACAATGTATTGGTAACGTGGTATTTAAAACTATCAGAAGCACTATCAAAAACAAATGTATCAGAAGCAAATTGATTTGAAATTAAACTCATTACACTTCCTGCAGGTGGAAACGCACCTGTACCTATAAAATCTGTAATTATATTATATCTTGAAATAAGTGGATTAGTAGTTCCACTATCAAAAATTACAAGAGCTGATTGCAATGGAGATGTAAAGGCTCCACTTACATACCTATATTGCGTATGCACGGTCTGTGCTGAATCGTAATCACTTGTTAGTACAATTTGTACTATGCTAAGAGATGCTGAATCAGGGCAGCTCGCAAGTACCTGTAGGACAATATCTCCTGTGTAGTCAATTGTAATGGTTGCAGTCTCTACAGAAATAGTGTCTTTATTAAAAGATAGCACTCCACTTGTACTAACTACTCCCGTTGTATTAATATTGCCATCGTAATCAACAGTTATCTCAAAATCACCACCTGCACTTATACTTAATACATTATATGTTATATCCGTGACGCCTATAGTAGGACCTAAATCAACACAATACTCTACTTGTCCTTGTACTTGAGGTAACGTACTTAGTGTAAACGTCTGAGCAATACCACAAGCCAAACACTGTGGATTGGTTGGAAGTTCAATGTCATTGCTTGACAGTACGTACTCATTCATGTATGGGTCAAATGAACCAAGTTTTTGAGTATTGAATGATGTATTAAACTCATCTCTAAAATAAGTACGCATATTCATCTCAGAAACAACTTTAAGTTGGTCGTTTGAGTATGAATCTCCTTTTAGCTGTATAACAGCTCCACGTTTTACATCAGTAAAGTATCTATCATAACCCCACTGTACATAACTCTCAGCATTAAAGCTGATGCCATATTTCTCAGTGCGTGTAATTTGGTTTCCTAATACCTCAGGTACCGAAGCTATAACGCCACCTCCTGTTGAGTCAGATATAAGATTCTTACTAGATAAGACATAAGATATTTTGTCTTCTTGCAAAACAAGAATATCATTGGCTCTACCATCTAAGATATAAATATCTCCAAATGACGGCTCCAATACTTTATAATTTAGCAATCCTAAGTTAAACTCATTTAGCTTATTTACATTTGATTCAGCACTGTACACGCCACTATATGTAATATCAGAGAACCTATCAGCTTCTTTATAGTCCTGAGCAGATACGCTTGTAACCCTATTCCCAAGATTAAAAGAGTTCCCTACAATTGAGTCTCTTATTTTATAACTCTCGGCTCCATTACCAAAGGCAAAACAATTAAAGAACTTAGTATCCACAATAGCCGGTAAAGGCGGTATTGCACTAATATCTTGGTTTTGAACATTGCCCATGTGATTACCATTCGTAATTGCAAATGACATCTCATTCTCAAAAAACACATCAGGCAATGCATCGGATGGTTCTGTTTCAAATATTATTGTTTTATCTGAACGAAATACAGTAATATTAACTTCTACGTTTGATGCACGAGCATTAGGTTGAAAAAGACCCGTACATGGCAACGTGCCTGTAACCATTAACTCAAGTTGGTTAGTCGTTATATTTCTAATAAATCTATAATAATTAATACATAAAGCGGTTGATATATCGTTTATAGTATTAGTTATTGTTGATATAAACTCATTATCAGGAATACAGTCTCCACCTCCTGCATATCTTATTCCATCATTTAAAAACTGCTGTACATTTTCACCAACAAACCAATCATACATATTATCGTATGAGTTTCCTGATATAATAGTTCTTTCTAATGTATTTCTTCTTTCCTCACAAAGACTACCTACACCATCTCTCCATTGTTTTATAGAAAGAAGTATTCGACTACCTGAAGGAACATCATAATCTGAAAATTCCCAAGTAGGGTTTGTTGGGTCAAATCCTGCTGTTTGAGCAGTATTCATTGGATAGTATAGTATAGGATAAGGTCCTCCTTTAGGAGAAGTTTCTTTTATTTTACCGGGTGCTATAATAGCTTGTTGGTCCTGAACAATATTAAAACTGTTAGGATTAATTTTCATGTAAACTCCGGCAGGAATAGGAATAAAAACAGAAGGGTCTAATTCGGTTGGTATCTCAATAAAGTCTGAACTCTGAGAAGATTTCTCAAGAACAGTAGCATACACACAAGATGTAGTAGCACCATTTGAATCAGCTTTTACTATTAATCTATCTCCCGTTTCAATCTTACGTGCATTCTCACCCTCAAGTAAGAAATATGCATTATTAGTAAGTGGGTCTTCAAAAAATATACTACAATATATTGTCTCGTAATTCTCTTCGTCAGGCTTTATTACAAATTTATATCGTGTAGCCCACGCAGGAGGAAGTTGTTGTATGGGTATAGTTACTTGAATTGAATTTTTAAATGCAGATAATCCACATGGTATATGTTCTGTATTTGTAGGACTAACCAATGCGGTTGTTGCTCTATTAAACTCATCCATGTAAACAATACCAATCTCATAGTCACGATTACTGTGTAAACTTTGAGGATTTGCTATTTCTTGAAATGTAGCTTCAGCAAAAGTAACTTGATAGTATTCATAAAATGTTTGAGTTGGAGTAGTTGTGTTATCAACATATTGCATTGCAGGAAATTGTAATCCAATTTCACTACTTGCAGGACTTGTAACAATCCCTATTGGCTCACCAACTGCACTTATTCCACTATTATTTTTTATATATGCATTTAAGTTATTTGGTATTGCACAGTTGAATGCATCAGTAAATGTTGTACCATTACAAGAATTTGCAACTGTTTGAATATTTGCTATATCACCAACTGCATTTTGAAACTCTATACTTGTAGCTAATGCATACACAGAAGTATATGTAGTTGATAAGAAAAATGCAAAATTTAATCTAACTTCACCTGTCTCCTCAGTTGGAAAAGGTGCTTGTCCTGTAAAAGGGTCAAAATGCTCTATGGTTACATCTAAATTAATTGCAGAGCCTGCTATTAAATTTTGTCCTGCTAAATCAAATGTAACTATAGCATTAGTAACAGTTACTGCTCCATCAATAGTATAGTTTCCTTCATCGGTTGCATCAGTAATACTTGTATTTCCTATAGCTTCAGATATTAAAGAAGTTGTATACTCAAACTTTATAGGAGACCCATTATCATCAATCAAATCATATCCTTCAACATAGTTTCCGTACATCAACCTATTGCCCATTATTGTTTGAGCTTTTGCAAATCGAGGTACATTATCATACAGTCTTAATAATTCAGACTCAGATAGAATTGTAAATATTTTACTATTTGTAAATGTATAATCGTAGTCAGTATTGTCTACAAGACCTAAATTAGCCTTGTCAAGTTTCTCAATAACTTTAATGATATTACCATCTGCTTTCTTAAAAAGAAGGTCAACACCAACCACTAAAGAGCCTCCTGAGTTATATGTAATTCTTGCAGAGTTGCAAAGATTAGTCATACCCTCATTTAAAAAACTCTCAATACTAAAACTAAAAGGATTTGGAACAAATGAAGGTTGAGACCACTGAGATGTGGCACTGTACTCTCCATCAATATATCTATACCTATAAGCAAAACAAATAAATCGTGTATTTAAAAAGTTTTCTTGACCATTAATTACAAGAGGTTCTACAGCAGGAGATTCTGTAGGTGGTTTCTTAATTACAAGCAACGACTCTGCATTGACTTGGTCTATATCAGCAATTGGATTAGGGTAGTTTCTATTTATATTTATAAATCTTGGAGCATTGTAATCATCTGTAAAGAACAATAAGTCATTTAATATATCTGTACCCGTTATAAGATAACTTGGATTAAAATTTAATTTAGTATCTACACCACCCCCATCGTCTATACTAACAACATGATATGTTAATATATTTGTAAATACATTAAATGATACTATTAAATCAAGTTTCCCTGTAGCTCCTAGAGCAAAACTTGGGTCATGAACAAACCAATATACATTCTCATTTGCAGCATCGGCAATAGCTCCAATACATCTTGCGTCTACACTTAGCGGTGTACCATCAATATAAGTTAATTCAGTAAGCGAAAGATTTCCTTTTGTATTCTCAATAACTCCAACCTCAGAGTTCTCTGTAGACCCCATCCTAATATTCATAGCATCTACATACTCACCATCAGGAAGCAACCGTTGGTCAATGATTTTATTCATTCGACCTGCTATAAAGTTTCTTGTAATGTTTGCCATTTATTTTATCTGCTTGTCCATACCCCTCATGTTCATTAAGAGTCTGCCCGGATGAATATTGCTAATTCTTATTTTTGCATTGTTTAACAATGCTTTTCTTTTTTTACGAGCACGAGCAATAACATATTCTTGAACACCAAGTTTAGAACTTAATATTTCATATTCTATTGCTGCATAGATGTAGGCTTCAAACAATTTATTTACCGTAATCAATGAATTATCTCCACCCTCCATGCCATCTGATACGTATTCTAAGATGCATTGCTCTCCTGACATTGGAGAATCAAAATTTATAACTCCTGATTTTCTATCAATATTAAATGTAGGATTAAAGTTTGCAGTCTCTGTATTTAATCCATAAGCTCCCCCTATGCTATTCTCAAAAACCCATCCCCCATCAATATTCCAACCTGATTGCCCATCAAATTGATTATTTTGATTTAGATATATGCTTTTTTTCAGATGCGTTAATCTATCATAGTCAATCTCAGAGTATTGTGGAGATAGTGCATTACCATCTTGGTCAAACAAAATCCTGCCTGTATTATCTTGAAGATATGCTTTAGACGAAATTGTTTGAATATTCTCAGATAATGGTCTAAGCAATCCATCTTTGTACATAGATATACGAACCCAATTTATATAATCAGAAGGTAGAATATACCTTAAGTTATCAGGTACCGTTAGTTCTAATACTTTTATTTCTTTAAAAGCATCGTAATTTAATTCTTGTATAGCACGCTTAGTATGAAACTCTATTTTATAACGAGGTTCGTTATTAACTAAAGAGTGATTTCCTGAGTACATCAACTGAAAATTATTGACAATGTCAGTTAAACTAACATATTGATAAGAACCCCAATTAGCATCTTCAGGAAGTACTCCTGCATTCTCATAATATTGATACTGTGATATATATGCCATATCTTAAAAATTTATTGTTGCATACTAAATGTAGGTTGCTCATGCTGTTGTTGAGCCATACCAAATTGAGTAACTTCAGTTTCACGAATTGATATTCCACAGTACTCAAGTATTTTTGTAACTAATTTATACTCATCTTCTGTAGGTAATTCAAAGTCTTGATAATCATTTTGTGATTGGTCAAATACAGGCTCTCCATTAGTAAGTACAACATAAGTCCATTTTGGAACTTTAGGGTATCTAAAATATGTGGCTTCAATCTGACCCTTATTACTTATCGTTACAGGATAAAAAGTTAACTCATCACCTTGTAATGCGTAAATAGGAAACTCATTTGTCGGATTAGTTAAATTAGACTTTACTAATAAAGAAAGTTTATTATTAACTACTTTTTCAGCTTGAACAATAGTAGAAGAAGAAAAAATACCATACGTATTGGGAGTTGCAAGAAAGATGTTTGAATCTAATATTATTACTGTATTACTTGATACAGAAACAACTTTACCCACTAATCCTGTTGTTGTATTGGTTACTACATCTCCTGCAATAATATCAAGTGACAGGAAGGTAGCTGAGCTATCTACTAGTTGATTACTGACAACCGATGTATTAGTTCCTGTATCTAAAACAACAGGTCTACATATAATGTCTAAAAGCATATAGGTATAATATCCCGTAGTTGTAGGACTTGGCATTGAGAATTTATTTGCAGAAACCTTAAACAAATAGTCTGTACGCAAAAAATATTCTAATACTTCTGCTATAGGCTGTTCAATGTCAGCGTAGTCTACACCCGAAATACGAGCGTTTTCAGCATTTATAACCTTATTATAGTTACTAAAGTACTCCTCATATATTTCTAATTGTGAGTTTTGAGCAAACAAATTGAAATCAGAAGGAGAAATATATCCATAATTGTTTTTATTCAACACAGATAATACCGCATTTCTAACTGAGTTTATCATTAGTTCTTTTTTTTCAAATATACATAAAAAAAAAGAGGGTACAACAAGTACCCCCTCCTCAATAATTAGTCAATAATAAAAGTTTTACTATGATAAAGTTGCATCTAACATCTTTAAAGAATCAATACCATCATCACTTTGAAGGTAATGTGCTACCATTTCGTATGGGTCTTCTCCAAAAGGAACAGATAGCATTTTCTTTTTGTTTGTTGCAGTATTAAACCATACTTCTTTTTCACCATTTCTTAGTATCAATAGTTTGTTTTCAAAGAATAAACGAATCCTAGCTTGAAATTTTAACTCAGGGTCGTTCA